TTTTTTCTCCTATTATAGTATAAAGAATATAGCATAAATGGGTGGTGGTCTTCTTCAACTTGTCGCTTATGGTGCTCAAGATGTTTATTTAACTGGTAATCCACAAATTACTTTTTTTAAAGTCGCTTATCGTCGTCATACCAATTTCGCTATTGAAGCAATCGAACAAACTTTTAATGGTAATCCTACTTTTGGTTCTCGTGTAACTTGTCAAATTACTCGTAATGGTGATTTAATTAATCGTGTTTATTTACGTGCTAAATTTACTAATGATAATGATAATGTTCTTTCTAATGATGCTGATAAAGCTACTAAAGCTAATAATGGTGTCGCTTTAGTCCCTTATTTTGGACTTAAACTTTTAAAAACAATTGAATTAGAAATAGGAGGACAACGTATTGATAAACATTATGCTGAATGGTTATATATCTGGAATGAATTATCTTTACCTGCTGGAAAACGTGATGGTTATTATTTAATGGTTGGTGGTGATAGATATAATCATTCCATTTATCTTGCTGCTAAACAATCTTATTATGTTAATGTTCCTTTAGAATTCTGGTTCTGTCGTAATGTTGGTCTCGCTTTACCTTTAATTGCTCTTCAATATCACGAAGTTAAAATTAATATTGAATTTGAAGAAAGAACTAATTTAGTTGATAGTTCTAAAAATTTCTCTAATAAAGCTTTCGATATGATTAATGTTGATGGTGGTGCTATCGCTAGTTCTAGTTTAGATAATAGCGAACTTAATGGTGATATTACTAAAGTTTCATTAAGTGATGTTGCCCTTTGGGTTGATTATATCTTCTTAGATACTGATGAACGAAGACGTTTCGCTCAATTAACTCACGAATATTTAATTGAACAATTACAATTTACTGGTAGTGATACTATCTCTAGTTCTAATACTAGTATGAAATCTATTCGTATGAATTTTAATCATCCTTGTAAAGAATTAGTTTGGTATGTTAAACCTAATAAAGATGCTAGTGCTACTACTATTAATCTATATTGGACTAATTATAGTTCTCGTAATGTTGATAATAATACTTTCTTAGGTTCTAATCCAACTACTTCTGCTAAAATACAACTTAATGGCAATGACCGATTTGCTGAACGTGATGGTAATTATTTCTCTCTCGTTCAACCTTATCAACATCACGAAAATACTCCTGATGTTTTCCATAAAGGTATTAATGTTTATTCTTTTGCTATTAAACCTGAAGAACATCAACCCTCTGGAACTTTAAATATGTCTCGTATTGATACTGCTATTCTATCTATCGCATCTTCAGTCGCTGGTAATATCTTTATTTATACTACTAATTATAATGTTTTACGTATCCTTTCAGGTATGGGTGGTTTAGCTTATTCTAATTAATTCCTTTTTTATTTTTTCTATAGAATTTTTTAATATCTATTCTATTTTTATTCCACTACAACATTTTATACTATGATTATTATCATTATTTATCTCTTCCTTATACTTCTCAGTCTTTTTACTTATTCTTAATAATTCTATTTCCCTTTTTGATGCTAATTGATGAAGTCTTAAATCATGATTCACTTTTATATTATTGAATTTTATTATATCTGTATTTCTTATATTTTCAAATATATTTATATTCTTTATCTCTTTATTATATTCATCTATAGTTTCCTGTATCTTTTTATATATCTCATTATCTAATTCTCCATTTATTTTATAATAATTTATTATATCCTTCTCTTTATCATACATATTCTTATAATTAAATAATGTATCATGAATTATTTTTAATTTATCCATATTCTCCTTATAATTTTTAAATCTCGCTATTGAACTTAATATTGTTAATATCGTACTTAATGATAATGAAAAACAATTTATTATTAATGATATCGTATCCTGTGATATATATATACTTATTTCGGATCCTTTATATTGTGTATCATAATTTATTATTGTTAATCTTATCGCTTCTATAAATGTTATTATTGTTGATATTATTAATAATGATAATGATATTGAATTATATCTATAATATATTATATCATATTTACAAGATATTATATATAAATTATCATTTATCTTCTTCTTATTTAATTTTATTAATTCTAATAATTTATTTATTCTATCCTCATTCTTCGTTTGTTCATTTATTTTCATCTCTATATTCACTAAATCCGCTTTTATATCATTATCATTACTAGATGTTCTTATTGGTATATTTATGAAAATTTCATTTAAATTTGGTTCTATTTTTGGACTTTCTTCATCTGGACTATTTATCATTTCTTTACTATTATTATTATTATCTTTTATTTGATTTTCCATTATTGATTTATTTATAGAATTAATTTTTTATAATTTATACTTAATAATTTCATAAATAAATAATTTTACACCTATTTACATTTCAAACGCCAATTTTACAACATTAAAATAAAAATTTTAATCAATATTGATGGTCTTACTTTTTCTTTTTGATTAGTATAAAAGAAAGACGAAATTTATGTTCTTATAAATTAATAAGTTAAATTACTAAATCATTCATTTCAAAATGCAAATTATTGTTCTATTAAAAATTGAATTAAAAATTAAGGTATATTATAACTAAATATGGCTAAATATACTTGTGAAAAATGCGGTAAGGAATTTAACCAAAAATCTCATTATACAACTCATCTAAATAAGAAAAATCCTTGTGTAGTTGAGAGAAAAATTAAAGAAAAATTAATTGAAATTATAAATGAAAACGATATTATTTATGATAATAAATATGTTAAGAATATTTATCATAAAAAAATAACTATTCCTAAACCTATTTTAAAATGGGTCGGCGGAAAAACACAAATTTTAGATAAACTTATTGTTGAATTTCCAACAAACATAAATAATTATCGTGAAATATTTTTAGGTGGAGGCAGTGTCTTATTGACCTTATTATCATATGTTAAAAATGGTATTATAAAAATAAATGGAAATATATATGCTTATGATTTAAACGAACCTTTGGTATATATATATAAAAATATTCAATCAAATCATAATGATTTGTATAATCAAATACAATTATTAATTACTGAATTTAACTCTTGTGGAGATGGCGAAATAAATAGAACACCAAAAAATATTAATGAAGCAAAAATAGCAAAAGAAAATTATTACTATTGGATTAGAAGTGAATATAATAAATTAAGTTTTAATGATAAAAAAACAACATTCGGTTCTGCTATGTTTATATTCTTAAATAAAACTTGTTTTAGAGGCGTTTTTAGAGTTGGACCAAAAGGGTTTAATGTTCCTTACGGACATTATAATAATCCTGAAATTATTAATAAAGAACATTTAGACGAAATACACGAATTAATAAAAAATGTTATATTTGAATGTTGTGATTTTAATATTTCATTAAATATTGTTGAACCAAATGATTATGTGTATCTTGACCCTCCATATGCTCCTAAAACAGATACTTCTTTTGTAGGTTATACTGAAAATGGATTTAATATTAATAACCATAATAATTTATTTAAATTAATACATAAATTAACTGAAACAAATAAAAAAATGATGTTGAGTAATGCTGATGTTAGTTTAGTCCGTGATAATTTTACAAGCGAAAAATATAATATATTATCTATTTTATGTAAAAGATCAATTAATTCTAAAAAACCAGAAACAAAAGCAAATGAAGTTATTATTAAAAATTATTGAACCATTTATCAAATGTTTCAAAATAGTTGTCATCATCACCAAATAATACATAAATATTAGTTTCATTTAATATCGTATTTAATATTATAAATTTTTTTTCATTTGAAATTAATTTTTTCTTTAAAAACTCACTTACACAAAATCCATAATGAACCTCAAAATCATCTCCTAATACTAATTCATATTCTCTTTTTAATGAAGGACCACTCCATAATTTAGTTTCAATAGAACCTTCTACATTTTGTTCTTTTTTCTCTAAAATTTTTATAATCTTTTTACCAGTATTATATTCGATAATATATGCCTCATCAGGACATCTAAATAACTCTATATTATATTTATTTTTCATATATATTTTTAATCCATTTTGTAATACAAATATAATAGTTTTATCTTCAAATGTTTTTGATAAGTAGTAATCATATGCTTTCTTGGGGTTTTTTGTAAAACTATTTTTAATGTATCCTTCATTTAATAATCTCGTTTGATTATTTGTTTTTTCTTCAAATTTTTTACCATAATAATTTGTATTAGCACCACCAGCACCAGTTCCTTTATTAACTATAATTTTTAAGTTCGGTTCTGTGATTATTTCAGTTTCACTTTTACTCGTCATTTATATAATAATTATATATATATATATATATATGAAATTATTATATAAAAAAATAATAAGAAATTAATAATTTATATATATTTAATAATTAATAATATTAATATTATTATTGCTATTATTATTATTGTTAAATCTCTTAAATCAAAACATCTTCTTATTTTACTTTTTTTATTAAATATTATATTTGATAATTTTATTGAATTACTAATAGCACTTTCTACAGATGTAAAAGAATTTTTATGTTTTCCATTATGAGTTCCTAAATTAAATAAATTTTTACATTTCTTACTTTTAAAATCAATATAATCAATCTCAGGAACTTTAATAAAAGCAGAATTATATGATACCCATTTTTTTACTTTTTCAACATAATAATTATTTATAATATAAAATGTAGGTCTAGATATATTTTTATATTTTATTAATAATTGATTATATACACTCTCTATTAATTCATTTTCATTACATTCATTCGCAGTTTTATTATATAATTTATTCTTTTTATCTGTTAATATTATAGCACAACTTATTACTGTTTTTGCTTTACTTTCTTTAAATTTCATATAATTACTCATTATTATTATTGATAAATTCCATTCTGTTTCTAATACTCCAAATTTATTATCCTCTAAATTTAATTCATAATCCCAAAATAAACTAATTGATATATATTCATTATATTTAGTATTATTTGTAAATTCTTCTAGTTTCTTTAAATCTCCAAATATATCCTTCGTCTCTATATTATTTCTTATTATTTTTATAAAATTATATGGTGGCATTGCTAATATAAATAAATCTCCTTTTATTTCCTCATCATTCTCTAATATTACACTTTTTATTTTATTATTTATCATTTTTAATTCTTTAACACCATTATTTAATATTATTTCTACCCCATTCATTCTTAAATATTTTTCCCAATAATTAAATAATCCTTCATCATTCGGTATTCTTGGTATATATATATTATATAATATTGATTGAATACTTACTGATATAAATTGATTTAATGATATTCTTTTACTATCACCTCCATCAAAACTTCTACAAAAAGCATCTATCGAATTTATCGCTTTTTCTGAAAAATTATTTATTTTCATATAATTCATCATACTTATGTTTATTCCATAATTATATGATAATATTGTAAATATAAAATCTCTACTTATTATTAATAATTCTCTTATTGTAAATATCTTATCTTCAAATATTATCTTATTTGATATATTAAAAAAATTATATTTATATTTTTTAAAAATTTTTGTAAAATCTATATTCATTGTTTTTAATATATTCATAAAATTTACATAATTATCTATATATATTCTCGGTGAATGTTCGCTAAAATAATATTCTCCTTTATATAATCTCCTTTCTACTTTATTACATCCCCCTAATGTTTTATCTCTCTCTATTATTTTTATTTTCGCTTCAGGATTTTTCTTTATTGTTTCATTCGCAAATGCTAATCCTGCTACACCTCCACCTATTATTATTATTTCTTTATAATTCATTATTCTATTTTATCTTATCATTTAATTATTATATTTTTTTAATTAAATATTTTGATGAACCATTTGGATATGCTATCCTTTCTATTAAATAATTCTCATTTTTATAATTTATTTTAAAATTATTCCAATTCATCTCTTTTATTTCACATTCATTTAATTCTTCTTTTATTTTCTTTACTATTATATATATATCTATCCAATTATCATCTAATATTTCATTATTTTCTTTAAAATTTTTAATATTTTCTATTATTTTTTCCATTTATATATACTAAATAATTTTATTTACTTGATAATTTAATACTTGGTGTTTTCACACTTTTTAAAGGTGAAGATATTTGTGTATTTAATACAACAGGTTCTATTATAGATTCTACTCTATTAGACATACAAAACATACTTCCAAGTTTTTTAACACAATCCTTTACATTTTCTAAAATATGTTTATTTTTTTTATATTCATCTATTTTATTAAGTATTTCTTTTATTTTTTCTTCAAATTCTTTCATTTCTTTTTCTATTTTTTTTAACAATTTTTCAATATTTTTATTTACTCTATTATAATAATCTTTTATTTCTTTTATATTTTTATCTAAATTATTTTCTTTTTTTAATAATATATTATAACATAAATGAAAAAATTTAAAGATAAAATAAAATATTTTATAATAATTTAATAAAATATTATCTTTATCTTTTTTAAATTCAAAATCTTGTATTTCAAAATCTTCTTTTATTTTATCTTGATATTTTTCACATTTTTCTTTAATTTTATTTATTTTGTTTTCAAATTTAGTATCATAGTTTTTATTATTAATTTTTTGAATAAAATAGTATATATAAAAACAAACTATTACACTAAGTATATCATCTTCTTTTATATCTTCATCTTCATCATCATCTTTATCTTTATCTTCATCTTTATCTTCATCTATATTTTCATCTATATCTTCTTCTAAAATTATTTCTAAAGCTTTTTTTAAATTAATATTTAATTTATTTTTTTTTAAAAATTTATTTAATTCTAATTTATTTTTAAAAATTATAAAATCAAAAATTTTTTTTAATTTAGAAACATTTTGATTTTCAAATAAATATTCTTTAATATGATTAGAAGAACCTACAACAATACTTTTATTATTATAATCATATATACTTTTTTTAAATAATAAATAAAAAAAATGTATATTTAGAATTATATATAAAATATAAGTTTTTTTTTTTTGTTCAAAACTAAATACTCTATGTAAAAAAATTTTTCTTAATTGTCCAATATTATCTTGAAATTCTTCTAAATTAATTTTATCAAATTTTGAGATATTATCTAAATGTTTATTTATAACATCTTGTTTATATATTATATAATAATAATTTATAATTTTTTCTTTATCTGTATTTTCAATAGTTAATTTTTTGTTATTTATATAAAGATATTCAAATAAATAAATTATATTATATAATTTATAATTTACATAAATAGCATATTTATAATTTAAATTTTCTTTGTTAATAGGTTCTAAATATAAACTTTTATTTAAATCAATAAAATTATTTTCAGTATCAAGTATTTTAATACTTTCTTGTGTTTCAATTTCTCTAATTTCTTCTATTGATTTTAAATTATTTATATTATTTTTATTACTAATTAAATAATAATTTTTATAATTTTTATAGTTATAAAAAAATGTTATGTGTTCAATTTCTGTTTCGTCAATTTTATCTCTTGTTAAAGGATTTTCTTTTTTACCAGTAGTGGCAATTTCATATAAACTATTTATATTAAATAAATAACCATTTAATAAATAACCTTCTTCGTATTTAAATTTTTCAAATAATATTACATCTTCTATTAATTCTCCATTTATATCTAAAAAAAAATCATCTGTATTAATAAATTTTAAGTCTTTTAAAACATTTTTTTCTGGTAAATTATTATTTTTATTAATATTACATTTTTTAAAATATAAAATTTCTTTTATTTTTTTAATAATTAATTCTTTTTTAGTTATAAAATTAATAATTTCACTAATATTTATTTCTAATTTTTTTAATAATTCTAAAAATTCTTGATTTTCATTTAAAATACTATTTTTATTTATAATATCTATAATACTTATTAAAAAATTTTTTTGTTCATTACTTAAATTTTTTTCTAATATTTTATCTAAAATGTCATTATAATAATATTGACCACCTTTTATAATTTTTTTTTTAACCATTATTATTAACAAATAAAAAAATGATTATTAAATAATAATAATTTTTATTTATCAATGTCTAAAATATTTAATATTGAGTTAATTCAAGAACATTATCCAATAATTCATTCACCTTTAATAATTAAAAAAATATTAAAAATTAAAATAAATAATGAAGATATAATTGATAATATAATTAATTATATTAAAAAAAATAATAAAAAATATGATTATAATTTTTTGAAACCAATATCTAATATTATTATTGAAATAGGAAATATGATATTAGATGATAATCAAAAATTAAATAATTTTAATATAAATATATTATCATTGATACCAGATAGTTTTAAAATTATTCAAGAGATATTAAGTAATTTACTTAATATTATAAATAAAAATAATTTTAAATATGAAAAGTTTTCATTAGGTTTTAATGGTTCATTTTTCATAATAAAAGCGACAAATAATATAATAAATAGATATCATACAATTACTTATAATATAGGAAGGAAATGTAATATTAAGACATTAAATAAAAATCGTGGAGGAATAATAACAATAACATATTATAGATTAAGTAAAAATAAAGATATAAATAAAATTATATTAAATTAATTTTTTTTTTTAACACTAAGTTTAATTTTATTATTATTTTTAATAAATATATTAGGATTAAATTCTTCATCATCTTCATCATCATTATCAAAAAATAATTTATTTTTTTGTCTTTCTTCTTCTAAAGCACATAAATTCCATAATTCTTGAGAACACATTTTAAAATTTTTTTCGGTTGCTCTATACCATTTAATTTGGTCAGCAATAGAATTAGTATGAGAAGTATTATCAATAACCATAACTTCAAAATTTTCAGTAGTAGTATCCATAATTTTATTAAAAACTTCTAAAGAATTACAAATACCAGCATAATGATTATAAATTTTATCACGTTCTTTAATAATATTATTTTTAAAAACAAAAACATAATCAATTTGACTTCTAATAGTAGGATTAAAACCTAATGGATATTGAGAAGTAATAATAGTTAAAATAGAATAATGTCTTCCATTCATTAAAATACTACGAATATTTTTATCATTTTGCCAACTTTTATCATATAAACAATCATCTAAAATAATAAAAGCTCTAGGGTCAATATCACTTTTACCATATTTTTTAATTTCATCATTTTTTTGTTTAGTAACTTTAATTTGTCTTTCTAAAAATCTTTTAATAATTTCAGGTTTATATTCATCATATATTAATATATTAGGAATAAATTTTTGAAAGAATTGATTAGAAATTTCAGTAGGACTTAAAACAATACCACAAGGAATATCTTTATGATAAGATAAAATATCTTTTAAACAATAACTTTTTCCACTTCTTCTTTTTCCAAGATAAAAAAGAACAGCATCTTGTTTCATTTCTTGTGGATTAAATTTTTTAAGTTCTAATTTCATTATTTATATATATATCTTATTAATTATAATAAATATTTATTTATATATATGATGCGTATAATTATATATATTTAATAATTATTAATTTATTAGAATAAATGGAATATTATATAATTTCACTTATATTAACAATAATAATATTTGGAATAATTCAATTTTATGAATATAATAAATATAAAAAAGATATTGAAAATTCAAATTTATATTTTGAACCTTATTCAATATTTACTATGAATAATTTATTATTATTAATTATATTATATATCGTTATTACTATTTCTTGTTATTATTTAAATATTTCTAAATTTAAATTTTTTGATAATATTTGTAAAATTTCAAATATAACTAAATTACCTGATATTAAAAAAGGTGGTAATGATATTAATAATGAAATAGACCCAAAAATTTTAGCAAAAATAAATGATAATTTTGATGTAGGTTTTGAACCTTTTACTAGTGATTTAGATAATGATACTTCTTCAATTAGTTCTTTAAATTCTACATTTAACACCTTTTAACATTTAAAACGCCGACTTATCAGCAAAAATATTAAAAGTTTCAAAATTTGGTTAGTACATAGCGTGGACTATGTATGAATTCGTTTTTTTGTTTATAATTGGTTATCTCGCCTAAGCTAAATGTTTTGATAACATAGAAACCAATTATGAAATAACTAATAGAACTTTTGTTCCAAGTACACCATTAGTTAGTTCTTTGAATAGGTCTTTTGCATGGTAGAGTTGCATCACTATTGTATTATAAATACCTTAAAATCTTATATCATTTTAGTCGACGTTTTAAATGTTAAAAGGTGTAATAATATTAATTATTTAAAGAAATAATTTCTAATGATAATAATATTCTATATTTAATTTCTAATTGTAATTTATTTATTTCTTTAAAAATATTTTCAAAATTTTTTTCTATATATTTAATATAGTTATTTTTATCATATAAAATATTTTGTATAAATTTTATTCTAAATAAAAAATTTAATTTTTCTTTTAACATATTTAAATCTTTTTTTTTTAAAAAATTAAAACATTTATAATATATTTCTAAATTATCATTATCAATTTTATATTCAATTAAAATTTCACATAAAATTTTAATATCTTCAAATGTCAAATAATTTAAATTTATTTTTTTATAATCAATATCAACAATATCAATTTCTTCAAGATATAATAAATATAAATATAGAATTGTTTTATCATCTAATTTATTTAAATTTTTAATTAAAATTTCTTTTTTAACAAAATCATTAAATTTAATTTTAATTTCGTCTTTATTTATAAATAAAATTAAATTTACTATTATTTTATCAAAAAATATTTCACTATTTAGTATATTCATCATATAATTTTGAATAATAAATGGATTATTTTTAAAAAAAATCATTACATTAAATAAATTTGTATGAAAATTATTAGTTTTATAATTAAACTTAACATATATTAATTTATCTGTCTCATTATAATGATATTTTATTATGTCTTTATCATCATCATTATAGTTAATAAATTCTAATGATTTTATATATTTTGTTGATAAATCAGGTAGATTAAATTTTTTATATTTAAACAATCCTAAAAAATCTTTAATATTATATATATTATATATATTATTACTTAATTCTTTTGGAATTTGAATAGGTGATCCTATAGATATAAAATAAATTAATTTTAATTTTTCTTGAAGTACTTCATCTAAATCCATTTTTAATTTTAATATTGCTCCGTATAAAGTTATTGCTCCATAAGAAAAACCAAGAATATAAATTTTATATGAAAATTTTATATAATATTTAATTAAACTAATTAAATTATTTAATTTAATTGTTGATTTCATTTTTTTTATATCTTTAATATCTTTTATAAATTGAAAAAACTCATAAACACCTTTATTATAATTTCCAATTATTTCTAAAATATTTCCATTATCATCTATTAAAGATATATCTAATACATTTTCATATGTAATTCCATATATTTTAATATATATTATATTATTGTCTTCATTATGAAAAATTAATTTTGAAGATTTTATTGGTAAAGTTTCATTTGTAATTCTTCTAGACCTAAACATAAAATAATATATATTTAATAATATATATGGATAATTTTGAAGAAAAAATTGATGAAAAATTTGAAGAAACTTTTAATGAAAATTTTAATGAAAATTATAATGAAGTTGAACATTTAATATCATTTATAAGTGAAGATAAATCAAAAGAACCAATAGATGAATTTGATAAAATTATTTATTTTATAAATATAATAATATCTAAATATCCTACAGATGATGAAATAATAGAGAAATTAATAAATTTAGCATATGAATATAAAAATATTAGACAAATAGCTAGAATAATATTTGTTATTCTTTTTAATCATGATTTATCAAATAAAGAATTATTAGATGGAAATAGTTTTGGTAAATCTATTCTTAATGATTTTCTAAAATCTTCTCAAATAGAAAATAAAAATAAAGAAATTATTGTAAAAGAATTTAATTTTATTTATAATGAAAAATATACATTTACACCTATTATTGAAGAACAAAAAATAAAAATAGATAATAAATCAAAACAAGAAATTGAAGTTAAAGGTGGAAAAATGTTAAAAATAAAAAGAAAAAATAAAAAAAAATGATTTTATTATTAATTTTAATAAATTATCTAATGTTGCCTACATTTAGAAGAAACGAAAAGTATTTTAACGCTTGTGTGTTTTTCATCATCAACTTAATTCTCAATTTTCCTCAGTTTAACAACTATTTGGATGTTTGTGATGTGTTTGACATTTACATTCGTAAGTTTGTCTTACTTAACACGCATCTTTCGTATCAAATTGCTGTTGATTGTATTCATATGATTGAGTTTTTCTATGATATAGAATACATTAATTTGATTAAGGGTTCGTTTGATAATGAGGTTGATGCTTACCATTATCTTGCCATTCTTGTTCAATTTCAAAGACAGATTAATAAGTTCAACCTCAACTCACTTAGTCCTCTTCATCAGTTTAATCCAAACAATATGTATAATTTGGTGATTGATGCTATGACTTAATTTTTTTTTTTATTTAAAGATTTAAATAATTAATAATTAATGATAAAAGAATGATAATTGATGATTATATAAATTATGAGATGGAATATCGTAAGAAATATGGTGAGAAAACGATAATATTAATACAAGTAGGTTCTTTTTATGAATTATATTCAATAAATGAGAATTGTTCATTTATGAATAAGATAGGAGATATATGTAATATTCAAATATCGAGAAAGAATAAGAGTATAAAAGAGGTAAATAAGAATAATCCATTAATGGCGGGATTTCCATTATATACACTAAATAAATTTATTCAAATATTAATAAATAATCAATATACAATAGTATTAATAGAACAAATAACAGCACCTCCAAATCCACAAAGGAAAATAACAGAAATAATAAGTCCATCAACAAATATAAATAATAATATAAGAAATGGGAATTATATATTAGTTTATTATTTTGAAGAGATTAAAGGATTATTAAATGTAGGTATAAGTGGTGTAGATTTAACAACAGGTAAATGTATAATATATGAGAATGGTTCAACTAAAAATGATCCACAATTAACATTAGATGAATGTTATAGAATATTATCAACATATAATCCAACGGAAATATTAATAATAGGAGATGAAATAAGTGAAGAGAATAAATGTAAAATAAATGAGATAATAAATAGTAATAGTTTAATTCATAGAAAATATGAAGATTATGAATTATTAACATATATGAGAAAGATAGAATATCAAAAGAAGATATTAGAGAAAGCATATAAGAATGAGAGTATGTTAAGTATGATAGAATATTTAAATTTAGAAAGGATAACGATAGGAATAATAAGTTATTGTATATTATTACAATTTGCGTATGAACATAATGCCGAAATAATAAAGGAATTAAATAAACCGAAAATAATAGAGAGAGAGGATAAATTATTATTAGAATATAATTCAGCAATACAATTAAATATAATAAGTAATAATAATAATGAAAAAACATTATTAGAGATATTAAATAGAACTTCAACTGCGTTTGGTTCAAGAGGATTTAAAGAGAGATTATTAAATCCAATATGTAATATAGAAGAATTAAAAAGAAGATATGATAAGATAGAAGAATTATTAGAAGAGAATAAATATAAGAGAATAATAAAGAAATTAAATAATATAAATGATATAGAGAGGATAAGTAGAAAGATAAGATTATTAAAATTAAATCCGTGTGAATGGAATGGATTTATAAATTCATTAGAAAATGCGAAAGAAATATATGAAATAATGGGAATAGAAACGAAAGAGATAAATGAATTAATAAAAATATTTGAAAATTTAGATATAGAAGAATGTTCAAAATATAATATAAATGATATAAAAACGAATATATTTAAAGAAGGATATTTAAAAAAATTAGATGAATTAACGGAGGATTATAAGAAAGAGATAATAAAATTGGAGGAGATAGTACAAAGAATATCATGGATAGATGATACAAATTGTAAATTAGAATATAATGAGAAGGATGGATATTATATAATAATAACAAAGAAGAGATATGAGACAGCATTAAAGAAGGATAAGATATATATAAGTAAATTTGAGAAAAGGATAACAAATAATAATAATAGTTATAAATTAACATCAATAGAAATAAATGAGGCATCAACAATAATAGAAAGGAGACAAGAAGAGATAAAGAAGATAGTAAATAATGAATATATAGAATATTTAAAAAGGATAGAAGAGAAAGAATATATAAAATTAAATAAAATAATAAATGAATTAAGAGAAATAGATATAAATAGTTGTAATGCTAGAAATGCTAAAGAATATTATTTATATCGTCCAAATATAAAAGAGGGTAAATCATATATTAAAACAGAAAATCTTAGACATCCTATAATTGAAAGGATAATGTCAAATATAGAATATATAGGGAATGATATAGAATTAAATGAAAATGGAATATTATTATATGGTATAAATGCTTCAGGGAAAAGTTCATTAATGAAAGCAGTAGGTATATCAATAATAATGGTTCAATCAGGAATGTATGTTCCAGCAACTTATTATGAATTTAGTCCATATAATCATATATTTACAAGAATATGTGGGAATGATGATATATATAGAGGGATGAGTAGTTTTGTAGTAGAAATGACAGAATTGAGAAATATTCTTCAAAGAACAGATGAGAGAAGTTTAGTAATAGGAGATGAAATATGTTGTGGAACGGAAGCAATATCAGCAATATCAATAGTATCATCAGCGATAAATGAATTAATAAAAAAGAAGTCAGCATTTATATTTACAAGTCATTTACATGAATTAACATCAATATCATTAATAAAGGATAGAATAGATAAAGAATTAAAAATATATCATATTCATATAGAAATAATAGATGATAAAATAATATATGAAAGGAAATTAAAAGAAGGTCAAGGTTCAAAAATTTATGGAATAGAAGTATGTAGTTCATTAAATATGCCAAATGATTTTATGAAAAATGCTGAAATAATTAGAAAAGAATTAATGGGATATGATATTAATTTAATTAATATTAAACAATCAAATTATAAATCAAATATTTTTATGGATTTATGTCAAATTTGTAAAATTAATAAAGCTTGTGAAACTCATCATATTAATTATCAAATTAATGCTGATATTAATGGTAATTTTTCTAATTTTAATAAAAATATTCCTCATAATCTTATTAGTATTTGTCAAGAATGTCATAAAAAAGAACATAATGGTGATATAGGTATTATTGGTTATAAACAAACATCAAAAGGGATATTAATAGATATTGATAAAACATCAAGAATATATAAATTAATAAAAAGAGGAAAAGATGGATGGTATATGAGAAAAAAAATAACGGATAAGTTAAAAAAAGTGGATGAATTAGAAATTATAAATTTTTATAATAAACAAATGAAAAATAATATAAAAGAAATATCAATTGAAATGGAAAATAATTTTTTTGATATAACGATTTAATTTTTTTTAAATAATCTTTAAAATTAAAGATTATTAAATTTCTAAGAAATATTTTTAATTATTTTTAGAAATATCAAAAAGAATAAATTTAAGAATAATAATTTAACTTTTTTAGAAATATTACTATTAAAACTATCATAAGTGATATAAGAAATAAATTAATAAAATTAGATAATCAAATTAGTCATATAAATAAATTAAATGAATAAATATTTATTTTTATTATTATTACATTCTTGTTATTCTTTATTTGTTCCTATAAATCAAATTATTAGTATTAATAATAATAATTTAAAAAATAATCTTAAAACTTATAAACCAAAATCATTATTAATTTTAAATATTATAAATAATAATGATAAATTAAAAATAAAAGTTAATGATAACCATTTAAAAGAAGATGATAATGATTTTAATTTAATAATTCATAGAATTTTAATTTATTTATTAATTTATATAAGTTGGATGTTAATTTTTTATATTATTTTTAATATTATACTTTTAATTTCATTTACAGATGTCATTAATGGTTTTTGTAAATCAAAGTTATTATTATTTTTAGTATAATATAACTAAAATAAAAATTAGAGAATAATAATTAAATTTATATGTAAATGTGTAAATATAATAGATATATAAAAAATAAATTAATTATTTTTTATGAATATTAATAAGAATTATATATTATTATTAATATTTATATATTTAATATGTATATTATTAATAATATATATATATTTATATGAAACATATGATTATTATAAATTTATAAGAACATAAGAAAATGATGGATATAAAGTATTTAGAGAATTTAATAAGAAAGATATATTAAAAGAACTACCAGAAGGATATGAATTTATTGATTATAAATATCAAATAAAAGGATGTTCATTATCAACATTTCACAGAGATGTAACTTCAAGTCAAAGTATATTTAAAACAAAATATCGTGTATATACTTGTATAACATATAAAAATAAAGGTAATTTATTAACAATATGTCCATCAAGTCATAAAACAACACCATTTTTATTTGAAAGACCATTAATAATAAGAGGGAATATAGGAACAACAATATTATTTGATTGTGATATAATACATGCAGGAGCTATAAATGAATTTGGAGAGAATAGACATGCAATACAATATAAAATATGTCATAGGGAGGATAAGAAGATATTAGAACATTTAGAGGGAATAAATAAGATATCATATAAAAGATGTAATAATTCAAGAATATATGAATATATATTAAGAAAGATATCATTAATATATCGATTTATATTTAATCATATATTTACAAAATTATTACAAGATAGACCAGAGAAGGATAGTATATTAGAAATAATAATATCAAAATTTTATATAGGAGATTTTTATAATTCTTGAAGTAATTTATCTAATAAATGAATATCAGTGCCAGAATATTTATTAATTAAATTATTATAATTAAATGTAATAAAAGTAGGGATAGAGGTAATATTAAATTTATTAGCAAAATCAGGACTATCATCAATATCAACATTAAAGAATTTAATAAATGGATATTTATCAGCAGCGAGAGAATAAAAAGGAGCGAAATTTTTACAAGGATTACACCAAGAAGCAGAGAAACAAATAATAAATTTATCATATTTAAAAGCTTCTTCTTCGTGTGCTCGATTAAAAATAAAATTAATAGTCATTTAAAAATAAAAAAAGAAAAAAATGATTTAATTTTTTTCATAAGATATATATATATAAATCAATAATGATATATATAAAAATGCTAGAACCAACAACAGCAAGTATAGCAGTATATTTAATAACAACAGGAACAATAAGAATAAATAAACATAAAAGATTAATGGAAAAAAATCCATTTTATATGAAGAAGAAGGTATGTAAATGGTTTTTATTAAATAAGGATGAGTTAATGAATTCAGTAATAGATGAGAGTAATGATTTTATAATGGATACAATAAATTATGTTCATTTAAAATATTATAATCCATCATTATTTATGATAATATATATATTAATAATAATATTAGTAATATTATTTTAATAATTTTTTTATATAATAGGATTAATTTTAATAGCATTTTCATTATCAATAAGGGATGAAAGAATAGAACTATCGAGACGTTCATTAAAAGCATTTTCTTTTTCAGGAGTTTTAGTAATAGCTTCATTATTAATACTTAGAGGTGTAATTTGATAAATTTTATTAGCATTAGTAGTAGGTAATTGTTCTTCATATAAATCGATTTGTTTTTTATAAGAAAGATTAATATCATTTTTATTAACAGAGGAGAAATTACCAGCACCATTAGGGGTATGAGCAGCTTTAATTAATAATAATTCACGTGTTCCATCAATTTCAGCATTAAGAGCGGCATCTCTATCCATAGGAACGAAAGTAATAGCAGATTTAAGAGAACCATCATATTGAATATGAGAGGATTGTCTTTGTGTATTTTTAGCATTATTATTTTTATTAATATAAGCACCAATAATTTTATTAATATAACCTCCAATAAAACCGAAAGAACTACTATTACAACCATTAACAGTAGTTTGTTTAAGAGTAGTTTTAGCTACAATGGAGGGGTCATAAACATAAGTAGATTTATAAAGAACATTATTAATATTTCTAGTGGTGTCAATAGAAGGGATAGTTTGTTTAATAGTAGTTTTAGTTTTATCATTATTTTTAAGATAAGAGGTGAAATTACCTTTAATATTACCTATATGTTCATCGTGTATATTAGTTTCTTTAATAGTAGTTTTAGGTAAATCATATAAAGAGGAATAAGTTTCTTTATTAGCGGATAAATTACCAAGATTATCATCATCTAAAGTAGTTTCTTTAGTGGTAGTTTTAGGTAAATCATATAAAGAGGAATAGGTTTCTTTATTAGCAGATAAATTATTATTTTGTGTTTCGAATAAACTAGTTTCTTTAGTAGTTTTTTTAGGAATATCATTAAGAGTAGAATAAGTTTCTTTATTACCAGTTAGAATACCAGTATCATTATCATTAATAGTAGTTTCTTTAATAGTAGTTTTAGCATCATCATAAAGAGTGGAATAAGTTTCTTTATTACCAGTAAGATTAGAGACATCATTATCATTAATAGTAGTTTCTTTAGTAGTTATTTTAGGAGTATCATAAAGTGCGGAATAAGTTTCTTTATTACCAGTAAGATTAGAGACATCATTATCATTAATAGTAGTTTCTTTAATAGTAGTTTTTAGGATATGATTAACAGGGTCATAAGTAGTAGCTTTTTCAGGTTGTTGTGGAGAGATATTTCCAAATTCTCTAGGTGGATGTAGGAAGAATTCTTTAATAGATATTTTAAGAGCATCAGTAATAGGTGCTATAAAAGCTTTAATAGTAGAAGAGAAATTAGCAACAGGAACTTCAAGTTTAGATAATTCGTGTTTATTAGTATTATAAACGATAACAGAATTACGACCATAATCTTCAATATCATTAAATTGTTCTTGTTGATTTTTAAGAGAACCATAATAATTAATATGAGAACCAATTCTAGCAGTATCTTTAAGATTTTCATTAGGTCTATTAGTATCTTTTTTAAGATAAGATTGACCTTTAAACCAATTATCTTCAGTAAGTTTATAAGTAGTTTCAGGTTTATTTTTATCAAAAGGTTGAACGATACCTCTATTAAGAACAATATTTTTAGGAGGAGCTTGAATAGGGATTTCAAAAATAGAATTTCTTTGGTCGGTAATAGGTCTTAATTCATTTTTATCTTTAGGTTTAGAGAATAAGAGAGTATCAGGTTGATGAAAACCACCACTACCAGAGGAAGTGAAACCTTTATTAAGACCGGGTGCTACACGAATAGAAGCGATAGGATTAAAATTATTTTGAACTTTAGGGACATTAGTTCTATCGAGAATAAAATCAGTATTATTATCCATACCTTTAATATAAGTTAAATCAGTAGTAGGTTGGAAGAAGGTTTCAACTTCAGTTTTACGAGTTTTATAATCATTATAACCAAATTTATGTTGAAAATTAGGATTATCAAGATTAGTATTTTGAGTAATACCTTTTCTAAGAAAATGTTGCATATTAGAATGTTTAAAGTTTTCAATAGGTATTTTTTGACCACTAAGACTATCAAAATGAGAATTATGAATAGGTTGATTAAAATCAGTAGGTTGAGCAAACATAGAAGAATAAGCAGGACTAGGAACAACACCAGTTTTAAAAGGATATTTAGCCTTATTATAAGAATTATTAGCTAAAGATTGTTCATAATTTTTAGTTTTAATAAAAAATTGAGAATTATAAATATTATCCATAGAAGGTGTATCATTCTCAATATAATTCATAATATAATCTAAATGAAAGATGGATAAAAAAATAAGTTTATCTATCAAACCAACATTTAATAATAGGTAAATTTAAAGGTTCTTTAATATGATGAAAATAAGAATAAATAAAAGAATATGGATAATCATTAATATTACCAAAAAGAACTAAATCTTCTTTATTAGGATATTTATGACCAATTTCATGATAAGTCATAACAGCGAGTAATCTTTCTAAAATTTGTCTTTTTTCTTTATTATTAATATATTTAATAATATTTAAAAAATTATATTTTTTTTGTAATAATTCTAAAAATTTTAATGTAATTATAGATGATACACTAAAACAACCTAACCAATTAGAAGATTTATATAAATTATATAATTCGAATGGATAGTTCATTTCATAATATAAAATTAATTGGTCTTTATCACATAAATCATCTCTAGGAAAATACCATAAAAATCTAATATCATCAATATTATTAATAATATTTTCATTAAATTTTTTTTTAATATAGATTGAATCGTGAATAATAATAGCTTTTTTAGCAGGTTTTAATTTATAAAAATAATAATAAGATAATAATTCACCAGCACCTTTAAATTCAGATTGTATAATTGAAACATTAAATAAATTTGGATAATTTATTACATATTTAGGATTTGAAAAATCATCAATAATAATAATAGGTTCAGTTTTATAATTCATACGTATAGAATTTACACATTCAATCCAAGAATGTGAATGATATTCATTTTTAATATGTCTAGGAAAAATAAAACATAATTCATTCATTTTTTAAATAATTTATCATAAGTTTTGCTTATATAAGGTCTATTATCTAAATCATTATATAAATAAGTATTAATTAAATTTATATATAATGAAATAGGATTAATATTAGAAATAATTAAGAATAATAAATATAAAAATAATAATAAAAAACCAAAAAAGATATCTTTATAAAAAATTAAAAAAGAGTAATTATTTTTAATAAATATTAAAGATATTGGAATTAATTTAAATAATGTATTTATAGAAAATAATTTTATTACATAATATAATGGAATATTTATAAAATAAATATAAATAGTTATAATAACAATAATAATATATGTAAATAATAAAAAAAACAGAGGACTAAATGTAATAAAATTTAATATATATAAAATAAACCAAAAGAATAACCAATTAGAAAAAATAAGATACATTTTTATAATTATAAAAGAAATATATATAAAGATATATATAATAATATATTATTATTATAAATTTTTTTATTATAAAGATAATTATTTATAAATTTATAAAAGAAGTTAATTTAAGTTTTTTTAAATATATTAAAAAAGAAATAAGTTGAGTTTTATTTTTTAATTTATAAAAGAAGTTAATTTAAGTTTTTTTAAATATATTAAAAAAGAAATAAGTTGAATTTTATTTTTTAAAACTTTTTAGAAATGTAAAAAGAAGTAAGTTTTAAGTTTTTTCTAAATTTATAAAAGAAGTTAATTTAAGTTTTTTAAATTTATTAAAAGAAGTTAATTTAAGTTTTTTAAATATATTAAAAAAGAAATAAGTTGAATTTTATTTTTAAAACTTTTTAGAAATGTAAAAAGAAATAAGTTTTAAGTTTTTTCTAAATTTATAAAAGAAGTTAATTTAAGTTTTTTAAATTTATTAAAAGAAGTTAATTTAAGTTTTTTAAATATATTAAAAAAGAAATAAGTTGAGTTTTATTTTTAAAACTTTTTAGAAATGTAAAAAATAAATAAGTTTTAAGTTTTTTCTAAATTTATAAAAAAAGTTAATTTAAGTTTTTTAAATTTATTAAAAGAAATATGTTTTTTTAAATTTATTAAAAGAAGTTAATTTAAGTTTTTTTAAATATATTAAAAAAGAAATAAGTTGAGTTTTATTTTTAAAACTTTTTAGAAATGTAAAAAATAAATAAGTTTTAAGTTTTTTCTAAATTTATAAAAGAAGTTAATTTAAGTTTTCTAAATATATAAAAAAATAAGTATTATTTTTAAAACTTTTTAGAAATGTAAAAAGAAATAAGTTTTAAGTTTTTTCTAAATTTATAAAAGAAGTTAATTTAAGTTTTCTAAATATATAAAAAAGAAATAAGTTTTAAGTTTTTTCTAAATTT